GGTAAAGATGGGCTAGTTGAAAATGATGTAGGTGCTGTGATTTCAGCATAGTACGCATCTGCTAAAGATACATCAAAACGAATAATCGCTTCTTCACCTCCATCTGCTGCGTTAGTAGTTAGTGTATAAGCATTAGGGTTACCAAATGTACCTGGATTGTCCGTTTGGATTATACACCTAGATTGCACAACGCCATTGATCGGTATGTTTTCTGCTTGAGCATAACTCAAGTGTGTTATGGATAAACCTAATACTGTTGTTAGAAATAAATTTCTAAGCATTGTTATCTCCCGTTTTAAAAAATAATTGTAATATTATAATCATTTATTATATTGCATGTCAATCATTTGTTCATGCAATATTTGTTGAGCTAAACCATTACGTAATCCACCTTTATTGTCAGGTAGTTCTTTATCCACAAGCACAACATTATCTTTATATGTCCCACCAGGAATAGTGGTTGCGTAATAAGAATTCATATTAGTTGCATTGTTTAAAGTATCAAGAATTTGAGACATTGCAATTGCATTTGCAAATAAAGCTGAGTTATCAACAGCTGCTAAAGCTTTTTCTAATCTATCTTTTCTGTCTTTTTCTTCTTCTGCTTCTTCTTCCGCAAGTTCTTTTTCGCTTTTTACATCATCATCTTCTTTTGAGATGAGGTCCTCATCTAGTGACCGATCAAGGTCTACATTCTCATCCTCGGTAACGTCGTATAAAGACGTTAAATCTATTTGTTCCACCACAGGTGGAGTTGGCGTTTTATATCCAGGACAGTTTGGATCATATTGAGGATCGTAACATGGATTTACTTTATATTGGTAAACCACATTTGCATCTTCAACAGAACCCTTTCCTTCAACTTCAATTGATCCATCTCCCCATGCTTCACGAGGGATTCCTGGAACAACTGGTACTACCTTATTAATTTCAGTACCACTAAGAGAGCCTGGTTTCCATTCATCAGTCTCTCTAAAAATATAACCAGTGCCAAGTGCATTTTCGTTTTGTATATGCACGTTTACAGAATCGTCAACATCTTTATTAATAGTGTAGTTGTATATAACACCATTAATATCTAATCCAGGAACACCATTAGGCAATACGCTATCCATACCCCAAGTATACCCATTACCAGCAGCGTTTCCAGTCTGTCCATAGTAAGGTAATATACTATCAGAATATGAGTAGGAAGGCAGCAAGGCCGCCAAGACCATAAGTAGCTTTTTCTTCAACACTAAGTTTATCCGATTCTTCTAATTCTTTGCGAGTTACTTCTACATGGGTTTCCCATCCTAATCTTGCAGCTTCGCCAATTTGACCATTATAAGGACAAGGTGTTCCAGCATGCATCATCGCATCAAAAACTTTTTCGTCTTGACACATTACAGAAACAGCTGCAACTTTCATACCCATATCATAAAGAGTTTTCGCGTTTTTTAATCTAATACAATTTTGTTCAGTAAATGTGGTACCTGCTGAGATACCAAGAATTTGTGTTTGTACAGCGCCTGCCACACCAATAGTACACAAGTCACTATTATTTCCTCCACTAAACTGAGGAGAAATTGCAGAAGGTGGCGGCTGCTTAATAGTAGTATCCATTCGACCGTCTGTCGTGATAGTACTATTATTGGTAGACTCTGTAACAATTGGTTCAGCGAATGCATGTGTTGCAAACATAATAGTACCAATAGCTACTAATTTTTTTAGCATTTCAGTCTCCTAATAAAATCATCATACAGATCTATTTATAAAAAAAACTGTTTACATGGCCCGATAGTTGTGATATAATATATAGTATATAATTCGATGAAGCAGATCGAAAGGTAAACTGGACGCGGGGGCGGTACCCGCCGCCTCCACCATAAACACACTGAGAGTTCTATGATAGAAAAGTTCTTTTTAAGATTTAAGTGGTATCGGAATTTTGTTGAAAAACAAGAAAAGAAAAGAATTAAATATCTTGGACTTTAGTGTGCTTATGATGGGGGCGAATTAGGATCGACAGGTACTAATTAGAGACTGTGGAGAATAGGTGCGCAAGCTACCTTAAACGCAAGAACCAAAGTAAACGCAAACGATAACTTTGCACCTTCAGGTTACGCTTTAGCGGCATAATCTGACGGGTATGGGCTCCACCTTGGAACAGAACGGGCCCGCTTTCCATAAAAAATTTTTATCAATATCCCATCTTTAATAAAAAAATATTATCAAAAAAATGCACTTTTTTTCATTTTAGGGGTTTACATTCTCTCTAGTTGTGGTATAATATACTTATAAATTGATGGAGAGAATGAAATGTTGAAATTCGAATTACTTGCAAACGTTGGAGATACTATTAAAGCATATGACTTTAAAGGTATGCAAGACCGTTATATCCAAGGCAAAATCATCGACAAGGGTGATATTAAACACCCAACTTATGGTTCTGTCATGTACCGTGGGTACTCTATCCTCATCGCGGAAGATTCAGGAAGCACTTCTGGTGGTCGTGTTGGGGATATTGGATATGTTCCATTTGAAACAGACTTCATGGAATACGATGAACGTGTCACCTTGGTGTGACACTTTGTCACATAAAAAAAGTGAAAAAAATGCACTTTAGGGGTTTACAACCACGTTTTTTTGTGGTATAATATACTTATATTAATGATGGAGAATCGTAATGACAATGACTAAAGCACAAATGGACAAGCGTCTTGAAATGATTAAAGCCGCTGCAAAACGTATGGAAGCACGTAAAGCTTTCAAAGCTAAACAAGCTGCAAACGCTGCTACTATTCGCAGATATACTGATGTAGTTGAGAAGCCAAAACGCAAATCTCGTGAAGATGAATTTGATCGTATGCTTGATAAACTCGACGAAAATCATAATCACTGGACAGATGAGCGCGCTTACGCCAAACAATATTATGGTGATGTAGCTTACCAAACAACTCGATATGACGACGATTGGAACTAATATGAGAACAATTCACTACGTCGGCTTCCGCGGAGACGAATATGTACGTGCATATCGTATCTGGGGTGGACCCGTCATGATCCACAAGGACAACGATCCTCGTGTTATGACCGAGGTCGCTGACTGTGATGTTGTGATCTATGGTCCTAAGTCTAAACCTTCACCTTGGGTATGGGATGCAAGTCGAGATATGTAAGTGGCTAGGGACAGTTAGTTTCCTAGCTGCGGCTTTATTACTTTCGTCGAATATTGAAATATCGCGTTATGGATTTTTGATATTCTTATTTGGCCATATAGTTCTATCAGTTCTATTTTGGCGGCTAAAAGATAAACCTATGTTCGTACAAAATTTCTTTTTCTTATTTGTCGATGCATGGGGAATTTATAGGTGGTTTATAGCATGAGCACTCCAGCATATAAAAAGCGTGCACGTCAAATTATGCATGCAAAGCAAAAAGAAAAACGTGAATATGAAAAGCTTTTCGCTTCAGTAAAAACTTTTAAAAGGGAGTTCAAACCATATGTCCCGACGAAACCAGTTACGCGTGATGTCCCAAAATATCCAAGCCTCACGACGTCGGACGCAATACCAACTTATTGCCCAAAAAAAGAATCACCAAAATATACAGGAAATCTTATCGTCGGAATTGCAACAATGCACAAATCAAACGCAGTTCCAATTATCAACAAAAAGCAAGCTGAAGAAATAGCCAACATGAGGCGCAACTAATGAAAGTAGATCTAATTGAATATGATGAAGACACTGGCGTGTGTACACTTGATTTAGATAAAGAAGCACAAAGGTATCTATTAGAACGAGGCTTTAACTCGTTTCTAAGTGAAGCAATTGAAAACATGGAAACAAAGGAAATCGAAAATGGTACAAGCAACGATTGATTTAGATGTATATAGCTCTTTAGAACCTGAGGGCGTTAACACATGTGTGTTTATTGGTGAATCAGGTGATCCCGCATGTGAAATGAATTTTGAATGGACGGATCTTATTAGTAGCGTATATGAAATGTATTGTGTTCCTTCTGGTCCTATTGTGTGCGACACTGATCATGATGGAGTTCAAGAAATTCTAAGCGTTGTAGATCAAATGCGTAATGCCGCTGATGATCTCGAAGAACGAGTACGTAGTGGCAAAATTTTGCTTCGTGATAAGTGGGTCGCTGACAATGGACCAAATAATTTCGGAGCATCTACTAATAAGTATCAAGTATCTTATTCAGAATATTTAGATCATTTAATGCAAAACCAAAGGAGTGAAAATGAATAGATCAGATATGCTTGACAAACTTCGTGAAGAAGTTTGCACTGTAACCTTTACAAAGGTTAATGGTGAAAAACGTGTAATGGATTGTACGTTGAATATGAAAACCATTCCTAAAGAGCATCAACCAAAGTCTGATGGTAATCTAGATGAAGGTGTGAATGTTACTATTAACGTCATTAAAGTTTATGACGTGAAGGCCGAAGGATGGAGATCATTTAGAGTAGATAGTGTGACTCAATTTCGATGCGCAAAGACCCATTAACTAGGCATGAACTATACGACCATTTGATCTCTAAGGTGTGTGTAATTAAATATACACCAAAGGGATCTATGGCAGTTACTGGAAGATTTACTTTACTACATGAGCATATTAAGGAGCTAGACAATTTCCCTATTGGATTTGAAACCATATACGAAACTGCTATGTTTGAGCCTCATTGTATCACAGCACTCAATGTAGACACCAATCAGTGGATCTCTATTGAAGTCAATACTATTATTAATATTCAAATACCGTAACTTTTTTTCAAAAAAGTGAAAATAACTGTTTACAAACACAAAAAACTATGATAGAATATACTTGTAAATTGATGATGGAGGACTAATTATGGCAGTACGTAAGAAAAAATTAACACCACGCGTTAAGAATGGTGTAGCTGGTATTCCACTTGACAACTGGGAAAAAGCTAAGTACTATGTTCATTATGAACTTGATAAAAAGCCAACAATGGAAATCGTAAAATCTTGGATCAAAGAGAACTTCTCAAAATCTGATTCTAGAGCTATTTTAGCTAACCCAGATTATCTATTCCATATGTACTCACATTACGCAACTGGTATTGTGTGGCTCAACAATGGTCTAGAATTTCCAGACAATTGGAAGCAACTTACTACTCGCATCAAAGAGTTCTATTCTGAATATATCGAAAAAGGCAAGAAAATTCTTGTCGAAAAAGAAAAAGAAGCTCAAGCAAAAAGTAATGTTCGAGTTCTAACTCCACAACAACGTATGTGGAATAAAGTTAATGACACCATTATTGAAGAACTAGACACTATGGAAGACGAATGGATGGATGGTCAAACAACTGAAATTGATCTATATAACCGAATGCGTTTCCATGACATCAAAGGTCCAGCTCTTGAAATGGTCAAATCACTTCGCCTTGATGGTTGGTACTCTGATTACTATGATGCATACCACAAGAAATGCGATCAAGCTGTTGAGGGTTATTCCCATCTATCACGCAAAGAAATCAAGCGTCGATTGAATGTAGTAACTAAAATGATTGAAGATGTTGAAAAGCTCAAAGCTTCAAACAAAGCAGTTCGTACTCGAGTCAAAAAGCCAAAGGCAGCTGATGCCCAAGTTAAAAACGTTAAGTACCTTAAAGAAGAAGTCAAAGATTATAAGTTGGCTTCAATCAATCCAGTTCTCATTGTTGGAGCGATGCGATTGTTTACCTTTAATGTCAAAACAAGAATGCTTACCGAATACGTCTCTAATGCTGTAAAAGGATTCGAGGTGAAAGGTACTACCATTCAACATATTGATGAAGAAACAAGTCGTTGTACTCGACTTCGTAAGCCTGATGATATTCTACCGAGTATCATGAGTAAAACACCAAAACAAATTGATAATATCTTTAAAGGTTTGTCCACTAAGATTAATGTACCAAATGGACGAATCAATGGAGATACTATCATACTAAGAGCATTGGATAAATAAATGAAGGAATTACTATTCGCGGCAATCACTTCGTTATCTCCTGTTGACATTGAATGCGTGGCAAAGAATGTTTACTTTGAATCCCGTAATCAATCTCATCTAGGGCAAATGGCAGTGGCCCATGTGGTACTCAATAGAGTAGTTGATGATCGCTACCCAAATACACCATGTGAAGTAGTATACCAAGGACCAACTCATCCAAGTGGATTTCCTAAAAGACATAAGTGTCAATTTAGCTGGTATTGTGATGGTCTATCCGATGTACCAATTAACCGAGAAATGTGGCTACAGTCTGTTGACATAGCTATTCAGGCTATATCAATGTATGAGTCTGGTTATGATGTGACAGAAGGATCTACTCATTATCATACGTATAGAGTATATCCTAATTGGCGCCATAGCCTAACTAAGACTATGCAGATTGATGACCACATTTTCTATAGATGGGAATAACATGATTGAAAATACTATATTAACAAAAAAGAAATTTTCAGTCTTAGTGGAAGAGAACGTTTTAAATTTTAGTTTATCATATATGGATGCGATACTAAAAATCTGCGAAGACCGAGAATTAGATCCAGGTGAAATTAACAAATTGATTTCACCTGTAATTAAAGATAAATTAGAAGCAGAATGCGTTAAACTAAAATTAGTGGAGGGCACATCAAATCAGCTGCCAGTATAGAATGGAACCCTTTGACGCTTACCGGTATTATCAATCTTTAAAACTTCACTTTGAGTCTAAGACTTATGATGCCGCTAAATATAATTTTAAAACAAGCGCAAATCCAAAAAGCTTTTGGAAGCGCAATGACAAATACCACTTTGCAAAAGTGGCTAAAAGGTTTAAAGATGTACCTGAGATGATTGGTTGGTATGCCTCTCATTTTATTAATGGTACAAAATGGATTGGTGAAATGTTGAATGCCGAGGATGTATATCAATCTTGGCTGAAGAGGATGCAATCAATCGGGTATATCTTTGAACAGGATTTGAATCATTTGTCTTTACAGTATGAAAGTTTTGACGACATGCTTAAATGCAAAAGTAATTCTCATCCTGATATAATCACTGCATATCTTGAAGAGGAGATTTCTCTTGAGACTGTAGTGATTATAAATAAACTTACCGGCTTTATGAATAAAGCTGATAAGGAGATTACGGAAACTATTATGTGGCCGGATATCTCATTGAAAGTCCGAAAGTACGATCCATTCGTTCAAGTTGATATTGAAAGAATGAAAAAAATTGTGCTTAAGGTATTTACATCATGAACAAAATGGTGTATAATATAAATCTATATTATGAATAAAGTGGATAATTCAGCAATACAACGCAAATACGGAGAAAAATATGTCTTTTGCAAATCTTAAGTCGCGCTCTGCCGACATTTCTAAACTAGTCCAAGCAGCTGAAACTGCTGGCGGTTCCACCCAAAAATCTTATCAAGATGATCGTTTCTGGAAACCAGAGGTAGATAAATCTGGTAACGGTTATGCCGTTATTCGATTCCTTCCTGCTGCTGAAGGTGAAGATCTCCCTTGGGTTAAGTATTGGGATCACGGGTTTAAGGGTCCAACTGGTCAATGGTATATTGAAAACTCATTGACTTCTATTGGTCAACCTGATCCTGTATCTGAGATGAACTCAGAACTTTGGAACTCTGGTATTGAAGCCAATAAGGACATTGTGCGTCAGCGTAAACGTAGACTACATTACGTTTCTAATATTATGGTAGTGGAAGATCCCGCTAACCCAGCTAATAATGGTAAGGTATTCCTTTATAAGTTTGGTAAGAAGATCTTCGATAAGATTATGGATGTGATGCAACCGCAGTTTGCCGACGAAGAACCAGTAAATCCTTTTGATTTCTGGGAAGGTGCTAACTTCAAATTGAAGATTCGTAACGTTGAAGGTTATCGTAACTACGATAAATCTGAGTTCGCATCTGCAACACCATTGCATGATGGTAATGATGAGAAGTTGGAAGGTGTATACAATACCCTTTACTCACTACAAGATTTTGTAGATCCTAAGAACTATAAATCATACGATGAGCTTAAAGCTAAGTTGGTTCGCGTTCTTGGTGAAGCAGGTACTCCAATGACTACTGCCGAAGCGGTATCTTTGGATGAAGTACGATCTGCAGCGAGTGCTCCAGAAGCAAATGAACCTGAGGCTCAACCATCTTATACTCCTGAAACGGAGAATGACGATGATGATACTCTGAGTTACTTTAAAAATCTAGCGAATAGCTAATTTTGGAAAGGGAGCTTCGGCTCCCTTTTTTAATACCTGTTAGCCATGTTCAGATAATCTTGCTGAGACATTGTTTCCCAACCATTAGTATTAGGATTATATGGATTCATTGATTCAGGTTGAATCAGTCCAGCACTTTGATTTGTCACATTAGTTGTTGGACCTACATTTACAGATCCATCTACAACAGAAGTTCCTCCACCACCAACTGTAGGTGTAATTACCCTTGATATGTTTTGAGCATTTTCTAATTCAGCTCCACCGACTCCAACAGCAGATGGAATTTGCTCAACAGACGGAGGTTGAACTGTTAAAGCTTGTGCCATACCAGCGCCAGTTAAAATAGATCTAACTTGCATCATTTTAAGAGCAAGTTCATCTAATCTTAATGATGGATCTAATAGTCCTCTACCGAAATCAGTATCTGAATAACCATCTCCAAATGCAGCTCCTATTCTTCCACCATTTGCCATAGCATTCATAATAGGTAATCCATAAGCAATTGCGCTACCTATTTCTGAAAAGGCATTTCTTAATTGGCTACCACTAACATCTGTAATCCCTTCAATGGCATCAGAAAATTCTTTTAATTTGTCAGTTATTTCTATAAAACCATCCATATTATCAGCATTTAAATCGTTGAATGGTTTTAATGATTCTACAATAGCGGCAATTTTATTTTTACTTGGATCATCAGTAGCTTCACTTCCACCGAATACCCAATTGTAAAAATCACCAGCTGCATCTAATGCTCCACCTACAATAGAGCCAATTCCCTCAGATCCAAGATATACCGCTAATGCTGGACCAATTGCGGCTAATCCACCAGCAACTGCTAATAGATTACTTCCATCTAAATCATTGAATGCTTTAAGACCTTCGGCAGTATTGGTCATTACATTTTTAAGAGCAGTACCGTCAATACCTACGAATTCGCCAACGGATCCTACTGAAGCAATACCAACCATAAATGCGCCAAGACCAGCACCAATAACGCCCATACCAATTGCGGCACCACCTGCTAGCGCAAGTCCTCCAGGAACTGCACCAAAGATTCCACCTACTCCCAATAAAGCACTAAGGCCAGTTAATTGTCCATCACTAAATGCTCCTAAACCTTCGGCCAAGTTTTTCATTATATTCTTAAGAGCTGTTCCGTCTGCGCTCAACCAAGTTGCTGCAGCATCTCCAGCCGCAAGGCCAGCAAAGAAAGCACCGACACCTAAGCCAATCGCTCCCATACCAATACCAGCTTTACCAATTCTAGAAGGACCAAATAAAGCTCCACCAGCAGCACCCGCTCCTAGTAATGCACCAACACTAGCTAATGCTGCAGGATCTTTTGCTAAGTTAGCTAAACCCTCTCCCACATTGGTCATCATATTTTTAAGCGCGGTACCATCAGTATTCATCCATGAAGCAGCCGCATCACCAGCTGCTAAACCAGCGAAGAAAGCTCCAATACCAAGACCAATTGCACCCATACCAATAGTTGCTTTACCAACTCTACGAGCACTAAAGAGAGCACCTGCAGCTGCGCCAGTAGCTAATAAACCACCAGCTGCTGTTAATGCATTTGTATCCATTGCACCTAAAGCGTCAGATAAACCTTTTGTTGCAACTTTTAATTTACTAAAGTCAGTGTTTAACCAGCCAAGAGTTGCATCAGCTACTCCAAGGCCGACAAAGAATCCACCAATACCAACACCAACTGCGGCCATACCCATACCAGCACCAGTACCACTAAATCCAGGTACTGCTCCAGCAGCTGCACCCATACCAAGTACAGCACCAACTGCCATAAGATCTCTGGTTTCAAATGCAGCTAAACCGTCGGCTAAATTTACGAGAAGATTTTTAAGGTTATCACCACTACCAAATTTTTGCATGATAGCTTCGGCACCGGCTAGACCCATAAAGAATGCGCCTAAGCCAGCACCTGCAGCACCTAAACCTATACCACCACCTGCTAATAAAGCACCGAGGCCGCTCCCGCCTAAACTGCCTAATAGTCCACCACCAGATCCTGATCCGCTTGATGAACCTAATACGTCTGCAATCTTTTCAAGATTGTCATCCATATTCATAAAGATCGCTTGTTGCTGTTGATCTTGAATCGCCTTTTCACGGTCTAATTCTTTTTGCTCAGCACCACTAGCCTGAGACTCTATCATAATTTGCTTAATAGATTTAAGCGAATTTGTTCCAGAGTTTCTAGTTAATTGGCCTTCTTGTTTGAGGCGGTCAATTACATCATCAAGCGATTTATCAGCCATAGTTTTTTACCTTATTTTTTCTTATCTGTATAAGCATTTGCACCAAAGTAAGCTGCAACTAAAGCCGAAATAGCAACAAAATAAGTTGGTGCAATATCACCAATAATTGCTGCAGCTTTATCTAATCCAAATAATGATGTAATAAAAATTGTTGTTGGATATAGTAACATACCAAACAACGCAAACCAAGTCATATATCTCATTGCATCTCTTCTTGCATCAGCATCTTCGAGTTCTTTACGTTTAAACTCTAAATGCATTTCCATTTCTTCTTGAGAAATGTGTCCATCGCCGTTAGTGTCAGCTTTCGCCATTTCACCAATAGCATCTACCGTAAGAGTTTTATTTTCTTCAGACATGACGTCTCCTATTTACGTTTTTGTTTTAGTCTTTCATTTTCTTCCTTAATGTAATTCACTAACATAGCAACGTAAATCTCCCTTTCCCACGGTATCATTTCATCTAATTCAGTTAAACTATATTTATGATGTTGCATCAAATTAAAGTTTGTTTTATAGTAATTAACTAAATTATTGTGGGAAAGGGCTAGTTGAAAAAATTTCCCAACCCTTTCAGCTCAATGTCATTATCATGTCCACATTTATTGCATTTAAATTTAACATTTATATAAGCATATGGTGATTTATCAAGATATGCTTTTACTTTATTAAATTGATCACTGTTTAGATTCTCAATAAAAGCTATTAGTTCATCTTTACTGTGATCTACAGAGTCAAACATCTCATCACCAGAATAGATTGAATCAATAGACGCAGCTACTGTTAAAAAGATTTTATCAATTGTAGTCTTATCTGAATTGACAATATCCATATAATCAGCAACAGAAGGAAACTTCATAATAAGTCCAGTGTTGTCTGTTAATTCAATTTTGTTATTTGGAAGTTCTGTTACTTTAATATCACTTTCCAAATTAATTTCTACTTCGTTCTTTTCTTCGCATCCATCAGCCGAACAGGGAATCAACACTTTTGTTTTTTCTCCAACCGATTTTGCTCTTAATTGCGAAAACATATATTCAATATCGAATAATGCTAACTTATTAATATTTAATTCGCCAAAGGTACAAGCTTCTACAATATCAGTAATTGCAGTACTCATTTGTTTTTCGTCTTCAGCTTCCATAGCCATCATAAGAATTTTTTCTTCTCGTACGAGGTAAGGTCTAAACTCTACCTCTTTACCAGAAGACGGAATCGTCATTCTATATTTTGGCGCATTAATTTTAGGTAAACCCATTTCATTTCACTCCAGTATTTTAATATTAACCAAATGCATCAATAGCCAATGCTTGTAATGTTCCACCAAGCTGGCCAAGTACACCATCCACGACTGATTCTTCATTCCAGTCGTCGAATTCAAAAGTCACCGTAACTTGCGAAATACTATTATCGCTTGAATTTGACAAATTAATCGATGACAAATTAACAGGAAACGCATTCTCTAACTTAATACCTTTTACTGGAATGTAATCAGTATTACCTAGTTGTTGAATTGTAATATCACCTGTAAACTCGCTTTTATAACTCACGGTATAATCGTTCTCACCATTCTTTCGAACAATCATATCCATCCATGATTTTAAATAATTATATGCATAATAATCGTTTGTTAAATTAAATGTCATACTAACTTGATCATTAATATATGCATAAGGTCTTTTAAACGCCTTTTGGCTTGTAAAGAAATCTTGTGTTGCGATCTGCCTTCCTGGTAATGAAGCAGATTCACAGAATAAAAACATATCACGTGGATCATTAATAAATCCACCAAAACCAATACTACCACCTGATAGTGCTGATCGTGCTACGTTAGAAATAATACCACTTAAATCAGTATTAATTAGACCACCAAGTAGTCCACCTTTTTTACCAGGATGAGAAATATAAATCGCATATCTATTTGCTCGAGCAGGTCCGCCTCGTCTGCTAATAGATGCTTTAAGAGTATCGATACTTGCTGGAATTGGCATTAGATCATTTTCCTCGATTGTGCCCAAACTTTACGCGCATTCATTTTTCTAAACTGTTCACTTGGTAAGAACATAGCAATTTCCCATTCAGGAGCTTCTACCATCGTTACACTTGATTCAACGTGTCTAGTTAAATAATGCTTAAAGCACGGCTTGTAGTATTTAAGATTTTTGACAGAATTCAGTATTTGATAATTAATTTTAAACTTAGTATCTTCATTAAACTTTTGATTATTTACAGTATCTAATAGTCCATCCATTAACTTAGCACGTAATGTCGGGTGCAAGTAATGTAAATTCAAACCATAGAAACCACCCGGTGCTGGACCCACCATAATTGTAAGAGGGAACGCATCATAATATGGCAATGTCTGTCTATGCTTTGGATCATAGAAGAACATATACATTCTACCGACGCCTGGTCTATTGCGCTTAATTAAAGCAGGATCTCTTAATAGCTGACGTCTATTGATGTCACCCATCTCTTTAATCTTGCCTTGAAACCAACGACGCGACTCTGCCGTGCGGGCTGTTACGCCTGCTCGAAATGCTTCGTATTCTAGAGTTTGAAATAATGATTCTGCCATGTAGTTATTTATATCACTTTGCTAGAGTTTTAATTCCAAGTTGCTTTAGAGTGTCTTCAGTCCAAACTTGGAATGTAGCATCATTCTCTTGAGCAAACTTATGAGCTGCTTTCCATTTACTTTGATTTTTTACATATGTCAAAGCTTCAGATAAATATCGTTTAGTTTGACGTTTACCTTTCTTTGGAGGACGTGTGTCTTTTGCAGGTTTAATCTCAATCAAATATTTCTTACCATCTTTAGTTTTGAAATAAATATCAATGAAGTAACGATGGACTTTGCGATCGGTTTCACACACGTATGGAATAGCAACTTCTTCGCTGCACCACTCGACAATATTGTCTTGAGCTTCTAGCCAGCGAAAAGTGTTACGCTCCCACAACGATCTAAATACGACTTTGGTTGGATCACCCGCGTATTTCTTCTTATTTTTTACTGTGTATTTTCCCTTGTAAGCCATTATAAATACTCTTAACAGATATAAACTATTTATGGCGTTTCAAATATGGCAGTTAATCAATTCGAATTAAACCGTGGCGGCCGAAGTGAAGCTGTGATGAGATATCCAGCAAAACAAGGTAATGCTCCATTTGTACTATTTACACGACACAGAGCGCAATATTCTAACGCAGCTGCTGGTGGTGAAGTAGCACTTACTTCAGATAGAATTCAGGGCTTACAAGGTACCTCACAAGGAGTCGTGCTTACTGAAGCTGGCATGGTTGCAATGTATATGCCAATGGGTATTTCTATTGGTGATTCAATGATGTATGATACCGCCTCAACTGGTATAATTGGTAACCTTATTGGAGGTTACATGGATGGGACTGGTGTAGGTGGAGCTTCTCTTACAGAAGAAAAGATTCAAGGATATATTAATGATCCAAGTACATTACTTGATGCTGCTACAGAGTTTGCAGGTGAAGTAGCTGATGATGCAGCATCAATTGGTACACAATACGGAGGATTAGCTGCAGGTTCTATTGCAGGTGCTATTTCAGCTTCTCAAGCTAGTTCACTAAAAGCATTGGCGGCACTCGGCTTAGGTTCTGCTGCTCTTGGTGTTGGTGTTGGAACGGCATTACAAGAAGCAAATAAAGCTATACAGAAAAGTTTAAACCCAAGAGAGTTTTTGCTTTTTAAAGCTCCAACTTTGCGTTCTTTTTCAATGCAATTTAGATTTATACCAGAGTCAGCAGGTGAAGCTGATACTGTAGATAACATTATTAAATTTTTTAGAGAAGGTATGTATCCAGAAATTACTCAATACGGATTTGGATATAAATTTCCAGATGCTTTCCAAATACAATTTAAAAAAGTTAATGGTATTCCTAAACTTCCAGAAATGTTTTTAGAAAATGCTTCAATAACATATAACCCAAATTCGATGTCGTATTATAAATCCGCAGATGGTGGCAGGCCAGTTGAAGTCTCTTTAGCACTAACCTTTAAAGAATTACAACCTCTTAATCGTCAGCTTATACAAAGAGGAGGCTTCTAAATGTATTTTAAAAATTTTCAAAAAATTGATTACGATGTTAGAGGTAACGGTTTTACACAAAAATTAACTAACATTACTCAATTTGCTAAACTCGGTTCTAAACTTTTAGATGATATTAGTTTATATACCTATTATACAATTGGTGATAGCGAAAGACCTGATTCAGTTTCTTATAAGCTATATGGAACAACAGATTACTATTGGACATTCTTTTTAATTAATCAAAATTTAGTTAATGCTTATAATGATTGGCCAAAAAATTCTTCAAGCTTAAAAGAATTTGCTGAAGAAAAATATCCAAATTTTGCTGGAATTTCTTCTGTTGTAAGTAATTCGTTTGATCCTATCGCAGGTAAATTTAAAATTGGTGAAACAATTACTGGTGGTGTTAGTGGAGCAACTGCAACGATTACTGGTAAGTATCCAACAGATGGATATATTACATTTAAAGTTTTAACAGGGACTTTCATAGAAAGTGGTGAAGGTTTATATGGTCAAACATCTAATGACTTCTTAAACACTCAATCAATTGTACGATCTGCGTATGCTCCAAAATATTGGATTGATGACGCATCAGGTGAAAGAACAAACCGACGTACAGCTGGTACAAGTCCATATACTTTTTACAATTATGAGTACGATGAAAATATTCGTAAATCGCAAATAAAAGTATTAAAAAAGAAATACGTTGCTGAAGTTGCACGTGTCTTCTCTAGAGAAATGAAGAATAAAGCGCAATGAGTACATTTGAATCTATTGTACCAAATAGAGTACAAAGTGTTAGAGCATATATTATCTCAGGCATTACACAACAAGCTTGGGATGTATCTGCAAACATTCCAAAAATAGTATTATACGAAAACATATTTTCTCCATTTATTAGTGGAGAAGTTTATATTGCTGACGATTCAAATTTAGTTAATGAAATCCCTTTAATCGGCCAAGAAGTATTTCAATTATATTTCCAGTATAAAGATAAAGAAATTGCTAGAGACTTTCATGTAGCTGAAATTGAAAATATAAAAAATAATCAAGATAGTTATGGTAGCTATGTTTTAAAAATTGTAGACCATAAACAAATGTTGAATGCTATCAATACTTTTTCTAGATCTTATTCTGGTCGTAACACTGATATTATTGCTAATATTCATGCTGACTTTTTAAGCTCTGAAATTGAAGTTGTTTCTCAAGGTGCATCTTCTCATAATGTAGTATTCCCATATGGTAAGCCATATCAAGCGATTACAATGATGCTAAAAAATACTTTTGCTGCTGATGGTAGTCCATTATATTTGTACGATTCATTAAATGGTGGAGCAGTTTATTTAAAATCTTTAAGTGATATGTATGAAGAAAATCCACTTATTATTGATAATGTTAATAATGTAAACGTCGATGAAGATGGTCAAGCTCAAAGACAAATGCCTGACCAAAACACTACTGCATCTACTCAAATTATTCGAAGAGCATATCCTACATATAGAAATATTAATGAAGGATATTTTGCCTCAAATATTACTACTGTTGATATTGCAAATAAAACTTATACAGATGACGTTTATAATTACAATGTAAACTACGAAGAAGAACACGAGTATCATAACAAATATATTTCAGATAATTATAGAGTAGACGAAAGAACTTTGTATAATATTCCAGAGGCTTATAAATTATTATATTATACAAATGCTAGAGCTTTTCCATCTTTATCTGTAGGTAATGTATCTAATTTAGATTCTGTTCAAAGAGCTTCTCATAGAGCTTATCACAAAATGCTTAAAAACCAAGCAGTGCTTTTAAGAACAAATCCTAGAACAGATATTGAAGTTGGAAAAATGCTTAATTTACATATTAAAAGAATGAAACCAAACATGGACGAAAATTTAGATGCTGATCCAGTTAATTCTGGAAGTTACTTATGTTCAGCAATTAAGCATGTGATTGAAGGAACAAAATATACTTTGAACGTTGAAGCAGTACGTTCAGGAATTAATAATGAGGTGAGTGTATGATTTATTTTGGTATTGTAGAAGACAGATTAGATCCAAAAAAGATGGGAAGAGTTAAAGTCCGAATTATGGGCGTTCACTCTCCAAATTTACAAGAAGTTCCTACTGATAGTCTACCTTGGGCTACAGTTATGACACCTACAACTTCTCCTTCAACTTCGGGTGTAGGACATACTCCTTATTTGGTGAGTGGTTCATGGGTTGTTGTTATATTTAATGACAGGAATTTACAAGATCCAATTGTAATAGGATCTATTCCTGGTTATCCAGAAGAGCGTCGTTCGAATAACGTTGGTTTTTCTGATCCGTCTGGTCAATTTCCAAGATGGACTAACGATAGTGACTTATCTTATAGTGCACGTCAAAATAAATTTAGATCAAGTGCTCATTACACTCAAAAGAATGATGAGCGTTTAGAAGACATTTCTGTCGCTGCTCCGCCAAGAGTATCAACAGTGGCTGCTGATAGATCAGCTGATTACTATAATCCTTCACCTTGGTCTGAAGTAGAAGCATCGAATAATCATATTCCTACTTATCCAATGAATCATGTCTATGAATCAGAATCAGGTCATGTAATGGAAGTAGATGATACTCCCGGTGCACGACGTAGACATACATATCATCCATCTGGTACATATGAAGAAATATACGATGATGGTACACGTTCAATTAAAATCGTTGGTAAAGATTATGAAATGATTTTGAATGGTAAGAACATGTACGTAAATGGAGATCTTAATGTTACATGTACTGGTAATATGAGACATTTGGTTGAAGGTAATTATCACTTAGAAGTTCAAAAAGATTTTACACTTGCTGTTCAAGGTTCAATGCAACAAAAAGTTGGTGGAAACTGGGAAGGCGAGATTATTAAAGACAGATCATTTACAATTGCAAATAATGATAACCTTACTGTTCATATTGATCAGGTAGAAACTATTGTTGGTAATAAAACTGTGAGTGTACAAAAAGATTGGGAAAATACAATCACACAGAATTACGATGTTACTTCATTTGCAAACATTACTCAATTCTCAAAGAGTGGTACAAGTGCAACTACATTAGGTGGTTATAATGTAACATCACAAAATAATATTAAGATTGAATCACCATCAAGCTTAAACTTAACAATTAAAACAGATGTTAATGAAAGTATTGGTGGCAATCAAACAACGACTGTTACGGGTAATATTGATATTAATGCTACACGTATTGATCTAAACTAAGGGCTAACAAATGAGTTGCGGAAATAATCCATTATTAGATGCGGCCAAAGGGCTAAAAGATTCTATGAAAGGTCTTATGGAGGCCGGTGAAGGAGCCCTTGCGGATTTACAAAGTAAATTAGGTGAGCTTGAATCTAAAATAGGTGAGTTCGTACCCGAATTACCTGATAATCCTAAGCTACAAGATTTAGTCGATGCTCTTAGAAATTCTACAACTGCCGAAGAATTTGCTGAAAACTATCGTAAAATAAATGAGAAGTTTGGTGAAGCATGGGATGACATGAACGAAAAGCTAGAGGAAATGGGCTTAGGTTCATTCCCTCCAACTTTAGATGCTACACAAAACTATATTAAAAATGAAACTGGTATTGATATGGCAGCTGTACTTCGTGGAGATTTTTCTACAGTACAAGCTAAAATTGATGAAGCTACTGAAGCGGGTGAAACCCCTCCAAATATATCTCAAATTTTAGCTGGTGATTTTTCTTCTCTTGGTATTGAAGGACTTAGTTCAGCAGATGATATTCCAACAATTGCAGATCAGATTTGTGATCAGATTCCTAAGTTAGAAGAGACTACAATAGAAGTTACAGATCCAGAAACTGGTGAAGTTAGAACTGAAACTAGAGCAATTGAGTTTCCTACACCTTCTCAGATTTCTACTTCTATTCCAGATTTTAGTGGTGGTTCTTTATCTTCAATGATGAATGAATATATGGAGCAAGTAAAAGTATTTAGAGAAGGCGAAAGATTAGCATACGAAGATCTAGACCAATATATGGATACTATTGTTGTTAACTATCCAGGATATTCTTCTGAGTCAGATGAAGATGACGTTGATTTCTTTAAAATGGAAATTGAAGCTGGATTTACGGCTTACTATAGAGTTAAACTCGCAGACACTGTAAAAACTTTCAGAGGCTCTAATTATCCAGAGCTTAATAATATTACTACTGATGGTAATGAATTATATTACTGGTTTTTAGATAAAACAAGGATGTCACAAGTTATTTCAGGTGCAAAGCTTGATCAAGTTGCTGATTGGTTTACAGAACAAGGTGTTGACGAATATAGATTACATCAACAAATTATGGATTACTTTTATGCTAATGCATTACCTGATGGTGTATTATTTGGCGAATTTTATATTAACTTATTTAATACAAGATTTAGAGATAACGAAGTTGAAACTAATTTTGTCAGAGCTGTAAGATCAGATGGTTCATTAGCTACATTTAATGTTAATCGTGAATTACCACCAACAACATGGAAGTACCAAGGTAGAACCTATACACTATACGGAGAACCTGCAGCTCTTGCAGCGTTTGAAAGATCCGATAATAGTCGTGGATGGGAGAGAGCTTAATGGGTAAATTAGCAATTAGAAATACTGATAGCTTATCAACTGGACATATTTGCGCGGCGACAACAACCTTAGATACACCTGGCCAAGGTGATGTTTATATTGAAGGATTATTAGTTTCTCGTAAAGGAGATCCTACAGTTGCTCACCCATTCCCTCCATCTCCTCCTTGTGCACCTCACGTAGCTACTGTGGGACATGGATCTCCTACAGTATATGTACATGGTAGTAAGGTAGGTTATATTACTGGACCGGCAGATGCTGGTGTTATGACAAGTGCGAATGGTACAGTTTATGTAGCAACAAATGCAGAAGCAATTGCTCAAACTTTTAATATTGAAATATTCGAACCTATTCTTGATGTACAGGAATTTCCAAGTGTAGAAGCATTTGCAACAGAAGTTGTTGAAGGCGCTGAAGTTGAAGAAGCAGCTGGTAATGATCCTGAAACTTTTGAAGCAGTTGAATACGGCGATGGTGGTATTGGAGCAACAAACGGATTTACCGAAGATCGATATAGTAACACTAGTCCAATTAATAATGTTGAAGGAGTTCAAAATACTCCAGCTGCAGAAACCGGTGAATCAGATAGTCCGAATCCCGACGCTAGTGGAACACCTGGTTTAAACTTTTTACCACATACAGATCCAAGAATTAAAGAAGAACTAAGAGATATATTAGAAAACGTTGCATCTACTCTTGGTGTAACATTAACTATCACATCAGCATATAGATCTCCAGCATATAATCAATCAGTTGGTGGTGCTACAAGCAGTCAGCATATGTTGGGAAATGCTTGTGATATTGTACAACAAGGTTGGTCTACATCTGATAGAGCTAACTTTATTAATGTATGTTATACTGCTGGAATTCGTGGATTTGGTGTTTATAACTCATTTACTCATGTTGATATTGGTGGTAAACGAGCTTGGGGAAATTCTGGTTCGAGAACTAGTCTTCCAAGGTATCCTTGGGCACAAGCAGTTTTAGGTCCATTAGGATACGCAACTTCATAGAACAGGTATAAATAACTACATGGCTACAGCAACCGGAATCAATTCAAGAATAAACGACTATTCGGATCTAGACTTAAAGTTTAGATTGAATCCGAATACAAAGGACTTTGTTCTGAAGAAAGACGTAGAGGCAGTCAAACAATCTGTTATCAATATCTTATTAACACAAAGAGGCGAGAGGCCATTTAATCCAGAGTTGGGTGGTAACTTATACGCGTATCTATTTGAAAATTTCGATGATATTACAAAAGCAGCTGTTGAAACAACAATTGTAAATACTCTTCGAAACCATGAACCTCGTGTTAGAGTATTAAGTGTAGATGTTGTAGATCTAGATTATAGAAACGCTTTAAGGATAACTTTAGAAATTCAAATTATATCTCCGGAAGTTTCTACAACTTCTGTAGAGTTTGTAGTAGAGAGACTAAGATAATGGCAATCGATAAAAACAAAAGACTTAATGTCTCGGAAATGGATTTTGCTAATATTAAGCAAAATCTTATTACATACTTATCCGAAGACGATATTTTAAAAGATACTAACTTTGAAGGATCAGCAGCTAATACTTTGCTAGATGCTTTGGTTTATATTACTCACTTTAATGCTTTAAACGCTAATATGGCATTGAATGAAACGTATTTAGATACAGCACAACTTCGTAGTTCAGTAGTTTCTCATGCAAAATTATTAGGTTATACACCTCGTTCTGCATATGCTCCAATTGCATATATTGATATACTAATTAATAATCCTCAAAACGTTACAAATTCTGACGGTGACTTTATTCCAATGGTAATGAATAAAGGTACACAATTCTCTACTCTAATATCTGGTAAGACTTATACTTTTGTTACTGATATTACAAATACAATTATTCGTAACTCTGCAGGACAATATAAGTTCCAAAATATTAAATTGATTCAAGGTAAATATAAAACTATCGAATATATTTACGATAAAGATACAAATGAAAAATTTATTATTCCAGCAAATAATGTTGTAACTTCTACTTTAGTTGTTAATGTTAAACAATCAACAACATCTACTGATTTTGAATCTTATGAGCTTGCTTCAGATATTACTTCTATTGATTCAGAATCAAACGTATATTTCTTACAAGAATCAACTGATGGCTTATACGAGATTTATTTTGGTGATGGAGTATTAGGTAATACACCAGAAAATGGTAATGTAATTACTATTGAATATGTTACAACTGATGCTGCTGAAGCAAATGGAGCTTCTATCTTCTCTTTAGCAGATACAATTCAAGGTAATTCAGATGCAACAGTAACTACAATTTCAAAAGCTGCTGGTGGATCTGTCAAAGAAGATATTGACTCAATTAAATTTAATGCACCTCTTGGATTTGTATCTCAGAACCGAGCAGTTACACCTGATGATTATAAAGCAATTATTCTAAATAACTATCCAAACATCGATGCGATTGCGGTCTGGGGTGGTGAAGATAATGATCCACCTGATTATGGTAAAGTGTTTATTTCAATTAAACCAAGAGATTCAGAATACCTATCTACCGAAGATAAAGCAACAATCATTGGACAATATTTAAAACCAAAGAACGTTGTTTCTATTACACCAGAAATTATTGACCCTGCATATACTTACATCTATTTAGAAGTATTCTTTAAATATAATCCAAACCTAACTGAATCGTCTGCAGATGATCTCGGTGTTTTAGTTAGAAATTCTATTTCAAGTTATAACAATAACGAACTAAAAAGATTTGATGGTGTGTTCCGTTATTCTAATTTGTTAGCTCAAATTGATAATACTGATCCATCAATTATTAACTCTACAGTTCGCGTATATATGAAGAAAAGATTTGTTCCAACTTTAAATACAGAACGTAAATATGAATTAAAATTCTCATCTAAGTTTTATACAACTACATCAAATGAGAAAATTATGTCAAGTTCTGAGTTTACTTATTTAGGTAGAACAGCAACTCTTAGAGATCGTAAAAAAGATGACGGATCTCGTGTAGTACAAATTGTAACTGGTTCTGGTGCTAATGAACGAATATTAAATAGTGAAGCTGGTACAATTGATGAAGAAAACGGTATTATTTCTCTAAACGGTTTTAATGTTTCAGCATTCTCTGGAACTTATATTGAAGTTACTGTTTCTCCAGAATCAAATGATTTAGCACCAAAGAGAAATGAATTGTTAAATATTTTAATTGATGCAACTCAAATTAGTGGATCAGTAGATACTATGATTACTGGTGGTACTTCTGCTGGTATTGATTACGAAACAACATCAAGGCATTAATAAATGGATAATGGTAAATACCAAGATGGTCTAACTCTACGATCAATTGTCGATGAATTAGTACCAGAACACATTGCACATAATTATCCAAATTTGATTTTGGCTGTAAAATCGTATGCAGACTTTTTAGAGCATACAAATGATTCTGGCCATTATCTTAATACTATTGATGTCCAAAGAGATATTGATAGAATTGAAGAAGATTTATTAAGCCAATTACAAAAAGAAGTTGGTGCTACAATTCCTCAGCAGTTTTCGGCTGATCCAAGATTATTATATAAAAGAATTACAGAGTTTTATCGTTCACGCGGTACGCCAGCTTCGATTGAAACATTTTTTAGAATCTTATTTAATGATGATGTTGAATTATATTTTCCAAAGGAAGATATGCTTATTCCATCAGATGGAAGATTTTCAGATTTTACGACTGACGTAACGAGCAATCCAAATTCATATACACCAAGTTTTGAATATACGGTATCATCAACTACTGATACAATTTCTGGTAATGATGATTCTGGTCGTAAATTAATTTATGATAATCCAGTTATATTTGTAAATGACGTAGCAAATACCGATTGGACTTCAGCTGTTGTTGTAAATGAAATAACAAATACATTGGATTATAGTATTCAATTTGACAGCGATCTCTCAGCAGGCGACGTTGTTAAAATATATAGATCAGGAAGCTTTTCTACTAATGATGGTTTCTTAGATGATTATAAGAAAATTCAAGATTCGTTTTTCTATCAAAAGTTTTCTTATGTTCTTCGAACTGGTGCTAACACCGATGATTGGAAGAATGCTTTCACAAGATTGGTTCACCCTGCTGGGTTTATCTTCTTTGGTGAGATTCTATTGTTCTTGGATAACTTGGGTCAAACATTCCCATTTATTCAACCGGGCTTCCAAACTGGTGGATTACCGTTCCCAATTATTATACCTGCTGTAGATGCAAGGTCTTCTTTTGTTAAGACACTTGGAAATGTAGTTGCATCTATGGTTGTGGTATCATTTAGACCAGGAACACCTGATACTGTTCTTGGACCACAAGATCATTTTGAACTATTGAAGTTCAGATATACAAATGGTATTGATCAATATAGTCAATACACCGTACAAGATGTTATAAATAAGAATGTAAAATATAACATTGATTCAGTTATTGAGATATCTTAGGAGTAAATAAACAATGACCGCCATCGTTTCGAATAACTTTAGATTGAACGCTGCTAAGCAATTAGTAGATGATGCAATCAACAGCTCGAGCTATTACCTCTTTGTAGGTCGCTCGGAGGAATGGACTTCAGACACTTCGCCAGATGTGCCTTATGATAATACATATTCTTATCATACTGATGCATGGCAGAGAATGCATTCCTTAAAAGAAATTACTGATACAGATATTACCTATGCTGTTCCACGTTATCAGTGGATCTCAGGTACTACTTATTTTGAATATGATGACCAAGACGCCGATTTAGCAACTAAAGCATATTACGTTATTTCAGATAATAACAACGTTTATTTGTGTTTGAAATCTGGCGGGATTTCAACTCAGAACCCAGATACAACTGGTGTTCAAACAAATGGTGTTATTGATTTTACTTCTTCTGACGGTTACATTTGGAAATATCTCTTTACTGTATCTACAGACGACTCGAACAAATTCTTAACTTCGGCGTTTATTCCTTTAAGATATATTGAAACACAACCAGGTGTTGGTGCTGATACCGCATTAAGTAACCAATGGGACGTTCAACAAAACGCAATTGATGGAGCAGTTTATACAATCAAAGTAACCAATGGCGGATCTGGTTATACCTCAACTCCTTCAGTTGATATTACTGGCGATGGTAGTAACCTTGCTGCAACTGCAACTGTAGTTGCTGGTGTTGTAACTGAAATCGAAGTAACAAATGCTGGAACGGGCTACAATGTTTGTTCAGTAAATATTACTGGTGGCGGTGGATCAAATGCTACGGCTCAAGCTGTACTTGGTCCAAAGGGTGGATTTGGTGCTGATCCAAGAGAAGATTTAAAAGCTCACTATATCACAATGAACGTAAGATTAGTTTATGATGATGGTGGTGGTGACTTTATTGTAGGTAACGATTTTAGACAAATTGGTATCATTAGAAATCCATATAACTATGGCACAACTACTGTGGCCACAGCATCGACTTTAGCAGCTACAAAAAATCTTGTGGTTGCAACGGGTGGAACCTTTGTAGTTGACAGTGTATTTGAAGGTACAGTAACAAATGCTAAAGGTATTGTTGATTCTTATGATTCAGTAAATGGAATTATTCGATACCACCAAACAGAAGAAACAGGCTATACAGCATTCACTACAAATGATAATGTTAGACCTAACGGCGGCTCTGGTACTGGGCAAAGTGTAACAGCAGTAAATAATCCTGAAGTCGAACCATTCTCTGGTGAAATTATCTTCCTTGAGAATAGAACGCCAGTTAACAGAGCATCTGATCAGATCGAAACAATCAAACTTGTACTTGAATTTTAAGGGTTATAAACAATGGCAATTAAGTTTAATATCGAACCATACTATGACGACTTTACAGTCGCTGGTTCTGATGGCTTAAGTCCTAAAGAAAAATATAATAGGATCTTATTCCGTCCGGGTCACGCTGTCCAAGCTCGTGAACTTACTCAAATCCAATCGATGCTTCAGCATCAGGTTTCGGCAGTTGGCCGTCATCTTTTCAAAGAAGGATCGATGGTTATTCCGGGCCACACCACAATTGAAACAGACTTAGACTATGTTAAACTAAGCGCCATCAATGCTTCTGATTTAGATGATCTAATTGGTTTAACCTTTACAGGTGGAACTACTGGGTTGACTGCAAAGGTTGTTGCAGTAGCACCAGCTGCAGGAACTGATCCTGATACAATTTATGTTAATTATCAAAATAGTGGTACTACTAATACAGAAACAGTTTTTGATGATGGAGAAACTATAACATCAGGTAGTTATACTGGTACCGTAGATACAAATGGTACTGGTTTTGGTTCGGTTGCCTTCTTACAAGAAGGTATCTATTTTATTGAGAACAGCTTTGTTGTTGTAAAAGCTGATCAATTAATTCTTGACAAATATAGCACTAACCCTTCTTATGATATTGGTCTTGAAGTTGTTGAATCAATCGCAACTTCTGCAGAAGATGTATCACTTAACGATAACGCAAATGGTACTCCAAACTATGCTGCACCTGGCGCTCATCGTTATAAAATTAGTACTAAACTTGTTAAACAAGCAAATGAAGCCACTACAATCGAGAAGTTCTTATTACTTCTTAGAGTTACCGATGGCGAAATTATTAAACAAGTTCGTGCAACAGAATATTCTGTTCTTGAAGAAACTTTAGCACGACGCACATTTGACGAATCTGGTAATTATACTGTTCGTCCATTTACCGCAACTCTTTATGAGCATACCGCAGTTAATACACCGGGTGATGAAACCAAACTTTCAGTTGGTTTAGAATCTGGTAAAGCATACGTGCGCGGTTATGAGTGTGAGACATATAGTACAACATACGTCAATCTAAACAAAGCAAGAGATTCAGAACTCTTCGAAGCAGCTTCTGTTCCAATGTTAGTCGGTAACTTTGTTACTGTTAACAATGTCGAAGGTATCCCAGATATTGCTACCTTTGCACAGATGGAAATTAGAGATGCTACTGGTGGAACTGGTAGTATTATTGGTTATGCGCGCGCACGTTCCTTTGTATACGCCGGAGGTTCTTCTTATAGAATCTACCTCTTTGATATTCAAATGTCTGGTTCAAATGAGTTTAAAGATGCTCAATCGTTTAAATTAGCTGGTACTCCAGAATTTTTGGCTGACATTGTTTTATCAAATAGCCAAGCTGTAATTCAAGAACCAAATAGAAATTCAATGGTATTCCCATTACCATTCAACCGAGTTAAAACATGTGATAGTCAACCTGACGATGTTGCAGATGATTTTAACTTTGTTTATTTTGCAAATAGAGATGTTGGCTCGGCAGTGGTTGCAGCTGGAGAAGCTGTGTTTAATACTGTTGGTGCTAACGAATTATTTGAACCATTTGATGACGAAAACTGGATTCTTACTGTTGCGTCTGGTACCAATAGTGGTACTACATTAACAAGT